CCCAAACCGAGCGCTGTAAGGCACTCAGTTTGGTCACCATCACGGTGAGAGGACCCTCATATTCTGGCAACCAAATAACTTACATTATCTAGTCATCACAGATGAGGAATCATCACCATTCTGGCTTATCCGCATAACGCGGCCGTATTCCGAACCTTGCTTAGCTTAGATGCTTATTTAAAAATGTTGGGCAAGTGTAGAGAAAGGGTTTCCCCCTCCTCAGCTTGCTTAATAAATTAAAGAGAACATCGACGTTGACCAAGGATTATGATAAAGGCTCCGTAAGGAGTTGACACCTTCACCACACTTGCCTTGTACTCTAGATTACCGAGGCCCAGAACCCACGACTTATTGTTATGCGCGGGAAATACAATACTGGGATACTCAGCACAAACCTAGCCTTCCTCCGTTTCCGGGTTGCGTCGACTGCGGTGGATAGAAAGTCCACCGACTTATTTTGTCGTTGAGCGGAATGGACGTGAGAGCCGTTCCCACCGACGAATCAACTTGAGACCCTCCCCTAACCGATTAAGGTTTGGGGTGGCCACCAGTCGCTCCATCGATGGTATTGCTCCGATCTTCTCCTCAATTTCTTGAAGAGCCGACCACAGTTCCGGAAGATGGTCAATCACTCCATCTCCAAGAGCTGTCACTCTGGCACGTAAAGTCTGAACCGCCTCCATAGCCTCCACGAAGGGATCTCGATAGACAACGTTATCAAGGAGCCAAAGAACATCTTTGGAGATGCCCTTAAGGCCCGGATGATAAGGAAATCTACCAAGATCCTCCCCGTGAGGGATCAGGTGTCCCTGTTTCTCGAAGTTCTCGGGGTCGAACGGCTCGCACAACCCTTTCGCTATCCTATCGAGTCGAGATAAAACTTCTTTTACCTCTGGTCCTAGTAATAACTCCTTAGCTAACTGCAAGGCCCGATCTGTCACTTTGTAAGTAGACTGAAGGGATCTCATAGTCAACCAAGGTAACACTCCTTGGAACAGAGACATTGACGGTCCATGATACGCTACCAGGTAGTTTCTCAGGCGAGCGGGTAAAGACCACAGACGCTTCGTCAGTGATCCCGTAGCCTTGTATCCGTAACCCAGGAACTTAACATAAGCTCCCAGGCCCATACCGTACTTCCGACATAATTCTAGACCCGCAGACAAGTTCTTCCGCGAGACCAAAAGTTCTGCCAGAGATACAGCTGAAACGTCGTTCCCTTTAAAGAACGTCCGTTTTGCGAATTCAAGGCACGACCCGTCACGAGAGACCAATGACTTGTGCGCTCCAATCTGGACCCCAAGGCCCTTCATGATCGCAACATAGGCATCAGCCACCTGTCCCCCCATTATCACAATATCGTCGCCCAATACTGCGTAATGACGGTACCAGCTCCATCCCCTTTGATCACGGGTACATACCTTATACCAAGCCCACTGCACTATGCAGTGGTGAGTCAGGGCCAGCATGGCCCAAGACGAAAGCGCTCCCATCGGTTGCCCGGTGGCATAGCGTTGAGGTTGTAAGGACCCAACACCATACTCATCTTTAAGATATATGTAATAATCTCGT